ACACATTATAATCGTTTTTCAATTTACGGAGGAAACCCATAAATTGGTCTTTTTTAATCATTCTGTCAGTCATACCCCACATAAAATCTTCTCGTTCTTTATCGTTTTTAAAATCAGGAATATAAGCAAATCTAATAGCCACATTATCATAACCACGTTGGTACATATCAGACTTTTCTTTAGTTTTAGATTCAGATATATCTTTTTCTAAATATTCTCTAAATTTCATACCTTTTTCTCCTAACTTATACTTTTAAATAAATCAGTTATTCTTTTTTCTAATGTACTCAATTTCTGTTTATCACCCATTCTTTTATCCTGTACATACGCATTTAAAGTATATACATCATTATAAATATTATAAAGCATATCTCTCATATCATTTTCTCTCATATCATCATACTGACCTTTCTTTCTTTCATTAATTATATCTTTATCGTTTAAATATTCTCTAAATTTCATAGTTTTTTCTCCTCATCTTTATATAGTTATTTATAAAAAAAATAAAAATTCCAATTAATTATAAATAATTGTATGGTAGAAGATATAAAAAATGATATAAATGGTAAGTCTTTAGTTAGAAGAAATGACGTATATTGGAGAGATAAAGATACAAAAATAGCTTTAAATAGTAACCAATTTGAAGAATTTGTCAAATGTAAAAACGATATTGTTTACTTTTTAGAGAATTATTGTAAGTTTAACCACCCCGATAAAGGGTTATGTGTAGTAGAATTATATGACTGGCAGAAAGATTTATTAAGAAAAATACAAAATAACAAATACCTCGTAGGATTATTACCTCGCCAAAGTGGAAAAAGTACCACTCTAAGTTTTTTATATGTATGGTCTTTATGTTTTTTTTCCGATTTATGTCATGGTATAGTAGCAAACAAGGAGTCAGTCGCTAAAGAAATATTCTCACGTGTTGTAATTTCTTTAAAACATGTACCCCACTTTTTAAAACCTGGAGTTGTAACACTACAGAAAAAATCAATAGAATTAGACAACGGATCAAAACTAATCATTGGAGCAACCTCAGCAGACGGTTTATCTGGACATACTATTAACGGCACTTTACTAATTGATGAGGTAGCTAAAATTAAAACTAATGTATATAAACCTTTCATGGATTCTATGGCCCCTACAATAGCCAGAGCAGAAAAATCAAAACTGGTACGAATATCAACCCCTGTAGGAATGAACCATTGGTATGATGTCGTAGAAAAATCTCAAGAAGACGGCTCAAATGAATGTTTTTTCAGTATAAAATGGGACGATATACCAGGTAGAGATGAGAAGTTTAAAAAAGGTATTATTAAAAAATTCGGATTAGAACATTGGAAACAAGAGTATGAATGTAAATTTCTCGCATCGGCGGACTCTCTTATATCAGCCGAAGCAATGGAAAGAATTATCCTCAAAACCCCCATAAAAACCTCATATAACGGCAATTTAAAGATATATAAAGAACCCATTAAAGAACATGTATACATATCTGTAGTAGATACCTCTGAGGGTACAGCTAAAGATTATTCAACCATATCCATTATAGACATATCAGTTGACCCCATGGAACAAGTCGCCACATACCGAGACAATACCATAGAACCCACCCTTTTTCCCCGCATCATTAACGAATTAAGTCTCAAATACAATGAAGCATTACTTATAGTAGAATCAAATTCAATAGGATCTATGATACTACACGATTTAATGAATATAATAGAATATGAAAACATTTACTCCGATGATAACGTACATTTAGGTATAAGAACCACAAAACGAAGTAAAAGTATAGGTTGTTCCCGATTTAAAGAGTTAGTAGAAAATAGAGGGTTGTTTATATATGACTATGAAACTTTTAAAGAAATTAGTAACTTTGTATACTATGCCGGTGGTTTTAAAGCTAAACCCGGTAACCACGATGACTTAATTATGGGATTAGTAGTATTCGCATATTTCACCACAACCGACTATTTTAAAGAACTAAAAGACGATTACGGATTTATGGACAAAATACTACAAAAGAAAAAAGATATGATTACCGAACAAGACATGGAAATTGGTTTTATCCACGTAGACGGTAATCATATTTCAGACGCAGATAACGATGGATTTATGTTTTAGTATATTAATTCAACGTTTTTTTCTAATCTTGATATTTCCTCATCGCTCAAATTGGTATCTTTAATGAATTTATCTAAATCAGATTTTTTTAAAAAATTGTATTTTTTATTATTTTTATCAGAAGATGTTTTATCAGATATATCTTTTTCTAAATATTCTCTAAATTTCATAACTTTTCTCCTTTTTTGTTTATATAGTTATTTATAAAAAAATTTTTAAATCACAAAAATCAATCTCATCTCTAAAACCCCCTTCTTTCAAAATAGTAAACTTTCTATCATAATAAACAGGAAACTCACTTACTTTTCTTTTAATCTCATCAAATAAATTCGTATCCCCCGAAACTGTTATAGACTTGATATAAGGTCTCATTTTAATGGGTTTTCCAAGAGGTATAACCATTTCCTCATTCTCTTCCCACTCTCTCGGAACTTTAGTACAGTTAAAATCTTTCCCCATAAGAGGACCCCTATCATCAAAAAATCCCCCCACCGGTTTAATCTTGTACTTATTTGATAACTTATCCCCATCTATATTTAATCGTACATAAAACAAATTTCTCTTACTTATATCCCCTAACGGATTTTCTGCCAACCTTGCATTTCTCGTTAAAGAAATAACTCCATTATATGAAAACATCTCAAATTTTTCAATACCATATTTTTTCAATAATTCAACATCTATCATTTTTCTTATATGGTACGGTCTGGTGAAATGATATACAGTACCTAATTGTTTCCCCTCGTCTAAATAATCACTAAATTTCATTTTGAAAACAACCTCACGTCTTCCTCAGTATAAGGAAACTTCTCATTGTTATAATGGTCTTTTCGTTCTTTATAATGATTTTTAAAGAATCCTATCAAATCAACTATATCGTAAATAACTACCTCGCTTTTAGTCTCATGTTTCCTAAGTCCTCTACCTATACTCTGTAACACCCGAATTTTAGACTTAGATGGAGAACTAAATACTATGTTATGTAAACGGTTAATTGAAATTCCTGTGCTCACTGTTCCATAAGAACCTACTAATATCAAATTATCATTCTCTTCCATCATTACCCGATACTTCTCTCTATCATCCCCCGATATAGACCCATCAATATACATGACTTCTTTACCATATGTCCTTTTAACTAACTCCTCATACAAATAAGTACCATGTTCTATTGACCGAAACAATACCATAGTATTTCCTGTTAAAGACATAATTAACTTAATGATATACTCTTGTCTCGGATTTTTCTCATGGTCTATAAACTGTAACTGCTCATGCCAATTTAACTTATTCACATTCCCTTTCATATCGTCAAGGTAATCAATCTTTTTAATACTTATTTTTAATGGGGATACTTGATCATTCTCTATTAACTCAATAGTAGTTATAGCTTGATATATCCTCCCTATCATCCCCTCTATTAACTTCTCATGTACTTCCTCATCTTTTAAAGTGCCGGTAGTCCCAAACCTATAATAAGCATTCACTGACTTTTGTATTATCTTTTCAATGCTCTTTAATACCATTGCATTTGATACTTGATGACACTCATCTATAATCAAAAGACTTACATCTTTAAAAAACCCCTTCTCTAACTTATAAATAGACTGCCATGTAGATATAGTTATCTCTGTCAACAACTCCTTCTCTGTACCACTTTGAATTATATGTATATCGTCTTTATACCCATATCCCATAAAATCCTTATATGCCTGTTTAATCAACCCCTTAGAAGGAACTACAAATAAAACCTTACCACCCTCATTCTCTAAAAACCATTTGATAATACAATACGAAATAACAGTTTTACCCCCACCAGTAGGAACTTTCAATACCAACCGTCTATTAAGTATAGCTCTATATATACTATCCTTTTGATATTCATGTAAAGTAAACGGTAAGGAAAGTGTATCTATAAAAATATCAATATCAGGACGGGTTATACTATTCTTAGCTTTTTCTTTTATCTTTTTATCAAGAACTAACTCATACCCTCTATACTTACAGAACTCATTTAACCACAGTATATGCCCATACAACAACTTATGATTACCCTTTTGATAAAATCTCTTATACCCATCATGAAAACGAAACCTCGGATTCTGGGATCTTATTAAATGGAAATCAGGTATTTTTGATTTAAGAAAAGAATATATCTCTAAATGAACATAATCCTCGCACTCTATCTTACAGTATGTTTCATTTAGATAATTACAGGTTATTTTCATTAGAATAATTTAGTATTAGCTTTTTCAATTCGTTCTTTTGCTATCTTAAAATAATTATCATCTTTTTCTATACCTATAAAATTACGATTGGTATTGATACATGCCACCCCCGTTGTACCACTTCCCATAAAACCATCGAATACAATTTCATTTTCATTACTATACGTGTTTATTAAATATTCCATTAATTTTGTGGGTTTTTGAGTAGGATGATAGCCCTTCTCAGAATCAAATATTAATGTACTTACAGGATAATTTGAATATTCAGTTAAAAAAGTTTCTTTATGAGAAGGTCTATTTCCAGCAATATTTCCCCATTTATTTTTAGTATTTTTACTCGTTTTATTTATTAGTGTTATGCCTTGCGGATTATATATCATTCTTTTTTCTTTTAATAATGAGGAATGTCCAATACTACCTTTAGAAAAAACCAATACATTCTCATGTTTTTTTAATGGCATATTTTTTGCATGTTGAAATCCTGTAGATGTATTTTTAACCCATACCCATTCATATTTAAACATATCATAATTACTGGCTATTAGTTTTGTTGTGAAAGGTTGTGATGCTGTCATAACAATAACACCTATATCTTTTATTATTCTTTTCCATTCACCCCATAACTCATCTATTTTAGTCATTATATCCCATTCAAAAGAACAATCAGTTGTATTATAAGGTGGATCCTGTAATATCATATCCACACTACAATCAGGTATATCTTTCATTACCTCAAGACAATCACCATGGTATAGTTTCAAAATAACTCCTCACTCCCTATAACCGTTGTATATTTCCAACCCAAAAATTCCCCCGCCAATATCACTTTCTTTAATAACCAAATTCCCATATTCTTTATAGAAATCAATCAATTCTTCAAGAGTATTAATCTCTATAAAAACAGGTTTCTCGTCCCCCCAATAAAATTTCTTCTTACCAAACGAAGTACCCCTTTCAAAAGAAAACCCTAATTTCTTATACTTTTTCACATCTCCCATATTATCAAAATCGGGGTCGTATACATAACTACTCAGTCTTAATTCAAATGTCATCTCGTTCTCCTCACACACTATCACCGGACAAGTATCTTTTGTAATCCAATAACAACTTCATAGAGAAATACTTTTGTTTCAAATTATCCACAGTTGTTTTAAGTACATCTATATCACTCTCATACTTGTTTATCTCTCTTTTCATTTCAACTATCTCTTTACACCCAGACGTATACTTTTCAGCATCCTTATATTGTAAAACAACCTGATACTTCTCTTTATAATACTTAAACTTCTCAGCATACATTGTGTCATATTCTAACAACTTGCCTTTCAACTGTCTACCACGTTTCAATAATAACTTTGAGTACCTATCTAACAAATACGGCTGTTGTTCTATATCATAAAGAATAGACTCCGGTTTTATCTTTATGTCATCCTCTATCTGTTTAAGTAACTTTTCATTGTCTAATATCTCATTCATTATGGTTCTCCTACAGTATTATAACATGAATTCAAACTAATTTCAACTTAACCTTAGCCATAACACCTTGATAGGTATTCTTATTTATCACATCCATAATCTCATTCTTCCCCCATCCATTCATCACCATCTCGTTTATATCCTTCTCTTTAACCTCATCTGGCAATATAACAATCTTATACCCTGCCTCGGCAAACTTACATACCTTCTTATACACAAACTCATTACTTTTCATATCATTATCTAAAAGAATAACAGCATGATCCTTATACCTACTAAACAATTCAATATCAATACTACTATTCAACATAGCACCGGATTGAGGTAAAAAATAAGAACAATCTAATATCCCCTCAGTTATAAAAACCCTCTTCCCCCAATCAATACCATCATAATTAAACAATTTAACCCCATCATCTACCTTAACATTGATATATCTATACTCAGTATCATACACTGCCCTTCCCTGTAAATAACATACCCTACCTGAATTAGTAACAGGAAATACAATCCTCTCATCCCTCTTAGGAATAAACTTATATTCCTTCAACCCCTTATCAGATACAAACTTCATAAAATTATCAGTATAATAAGTATAATCAAGTAACATCTTAGGTAACTTTCTACTCAACATATAATCAATAGCTACCTTACTTTTCCTAACAGGTATCAACCCATCAAGTATATCCTTAACCGGCTCTACCTTTTTTTCTGGAGTCAACATAAAAAAATCATCCTTCTTAAAAAATATATCTCTCTTATACTCATTATATATATCAGGATAATATTCTTGTAAAAACTTAGTAAACGAGGTACTTATCCCACAGTTAAAACAATAACAGGTCGTTTTCTTACCATCAAACAAAATATGAAACCTTTGTTTTCTACCGGCGGACTTTCCCTCTTTACATATAGGACACTCTGAAACAAAATTACTCCCCTTACGTTCCAACCGTATCAAATTTAATCTGTATATAAAAGGAGTAATGTTATTCATTTCTTAACCGGAGTATAAAATTGACAACAAAATATACCGGACTCAATCACGTCTGATGTTCTCAATTTTATCACCTCACTTTTAAACGTCTTAGCATCATATCTCTGACATTGATGCTTATTTGGACATGTTTTATTATTACATTTTCTCATTTTGTTTCTCCTTCAAATAATATCAAACACATAGTCAGGTTCTAATCCGATTTCGTACAAAACCTCTTCGGCATTTTCACCATCATAAACTCGCTCTTTCATCTCACATATAACCTCATCAACTTCCTCCGAAGTCATACCATCCCGCTCCATCAAAACTTCTTTTAATTCACTCATCTTTTTTCTCCTTTAATATAACCCGATTTTTTTAACTCTTGAAATATCTTATCCCATTCCAAATCCCATTCTTCCTTAATCATCAGATTCCTCCTCATCATAATACATAATGATTTTTTTACATAGTTCTAATATTTTTTTACGATGTATCAACTCACTATCAGATTCAACATCCCAATTCTCGCTACAATCCACTAAATCATGATAAGTGTTTTCCATTCTACAGTATGACATATTCATTATTTTCTCCTTCTTTATTTTTATTCAGCATATTGATGATAGTCATCGATATGTTTTTGTGGGGATTTATCGAAGTCAATATAGCCGATAAACTCA